CGGCGGCACTCCTGGCGGCACCAGCGGCCAACTGCAGTGGAACAGCTCGGGCAGCTTCGCCGGTGTCACCGGCAGTTCCGTTGATGGTTCTGGCAACGTCACGCTCGGCACCAGGTTTATCAGTTCGGTCAACGGTGCGGCATCCGCTCCGCCGGTTGCGCTAACCGGCACCTGGTTTACGGGCGGCACCGGCACAACCACGAAGCCTCAGGTGCTGATTGAGCCCAGCGGCACCACGTCCACCGCTTGGAGCACCAGCGGCACAGGGTTTGGCGTTAATGCGCCAAGTGGATTTGTAGGGAACCTGCTTGATTTGCAGGTGAATGGGACATCAAACCTGAAATACGATGCATCAAACAGAAGATTGCATTGGGGGCCGGGAAGCTACGCATATCTTAACGTAGACTCTGATGGTTACGTCGTAACGCTTTCAAACAGATATGGAAGCACTTATGTATTCAGAGATTCATTCCAGCTTCCAGCCGCGGCTGCTCTTATTGAGCTGGGCAATATATCATCCAGAATATCCGTAGATCCTCCCAGCACAAAAACAGATGCCGCACAAGGGAGAGCCGCATTAAATACAAATAACCCTACTTATTCTGGTTGGCTGTGGGGCAAATGTGGCGGAGCGTATGCTGCCTCAACAGGCTTCACTCAAGGTACCGGCTGGTCTGTTTGGTGCGGTTATGGCGCGCAGCCTACCGACACAAACGCAAACGGCGGCAATGCCGGTAACTTTGACATTTGGTTAAATGCAGGTGGCGCCGGAAAAGGCACAGGCTCAGCTGGAGCCAACGGCAAGATGCGCGTCATTAACGACGCCAACGATACCGAAGTTTTCAGTATTGAGCAAACCGGCATTATTNAACTTGGCGGCGCTAGGACTGTCGCTAACCTTCCTGCATCGCCTACCGTAGGGATGATCGCCCGCGTCACTGACGCAACCGCCCCTGCCGTTGGTACAACCGTCACGGGTGGCGGATCTGCCGCTGCCCTTTGTTGGTACAACGGCACTAATTGGACCATTCTGGGAGTGTAATTTTATGGCTACTTTCAACATCACAATCGACGACACGCTGATCCCCGGCATTGTCGCCATCGCCTACGCCGAAGGCCTTCAGCCTGCGGATGTGGCGCAGGCCTATGCCGTCGCGGCTGCCACCAAGGCCTGCCAGGACATGAAGGTCGGACCCTATTACGAAGGCCCTACGCCTCCACGCTTCAACGCTGACGGCACGCCCTACGATGGCACCATCTGGCGTGTGGTGCAGGCCTCCGGCCCCGATGGTCAGTTCCTGCCGGATGATCCGGGGACGGCGGAGCAGGAGCCGCTGGCCTGGACGGAGGCAACACCATGAGCAGCCGCCGCGAACAGATCCTCGCCTACATCTACAACACACTTAGCGGAACAACCGGCGTAGGTACACGCATCTACCGCAGCCGCGTCGAGCCCGTCGCCCGCGCCGAATCTCCCGCCCTCATCGTCGAGCCCGTAAACGACACCCCCCAACAGAACACCTCCCTACCCACCCTCGACCACACCCTAACTGTCCGCATCGTCATCATCGTCCGCGACAACATCCCCGATCAGGTAGCCGACCCCATCATCGTCTCCCTCCACAGCAAGCTCATGGCCGACCTCTCCCTCGGCGGCCTCGCCATCGACATCCAACCCGGCCCCACCGACTTCACCCTCGAAAGCGCCGACGTTCCCGTAGGCGTAATCTTTTGTACCTACCGCATCCTTTACCGCACTAGGGTAGATGACCTAAGTGTTTACATCTAAGTTGCGTGGTTAGTAGGCTGCGTAATGGGCGAACTCGCCTCGCGTCCACGCAGCCACACCACCTATCCACTTACAGTCGCGCCGCCTAAGCTGTAGTTGCACGCCGTACAGCTTATGGCTACTCGAACAACCAAGACGGTGGACGGAAGCGAAGGCCTCGATGCAGTAGAGGCTACGCCCGACACCGCAAACACTGCTGACTCCCTTACCTCCACCCCGCCTATCGACGAACCCCCCATCAGTCCACTGCAACCCTCTCCACCTATCGTTGATGCTTACAGCGGGCAGGGCGGTTCCTACGTTCTGGACCCCGAAACAGGCGTCCGCACGCTCATCGAGCGGACTCTTCCTCCCACCCTCTGAGCCGTAACGACCAATGCCACTTCTTATCCGCAAGAGCCTTATCCTCGTTAAAACCGAGGTAACTTACGGCGTCGATCCAACACCTACTGGTGCCGCCGATGCGGTGCTGGTTCGCAACCTCGCAGTCACGCCGCTGCAGTCCGATGTGGTGAGCCGTGACCTCATTCGTCCCTACATGGGTGCGAGTGAGCAGCTGCTGGCCAACACCCGCGTCCAATGCACCTTCAGCGTTGAGCTGGCCGGCTCCGGCACCGCCGGCACCGCCCCCCGCTACGACGCCGCCCTGAAGGCCTGCGGCCTCTCCGCCACCACGATCTCCTCGCCTGTCACCGGCACCGCTACTGCAGGCGCCCTCAACAGCATCACCCTGGCTGCTGGCGCCAGCGGCACCAACGACTTCTACAACGGCCAGATTCTCCGCATCACCGGAGGCACCGGCTCCGGGGCCATCGCCCTCATCACCGCCTACGTCGGCGCCACCAAAGTCGCCACGCTTCGCACCCTCGGCAGCAGCGTCACCCCCGACAACACCAGCGCCTACAGCATCGGCGCCCAGGTCTACTACCTCCCCGTCAGCTCAGCCTTCAGCTCCGCCACCATCTATTACAACATCGACGGCGTGCTGCATACGCTGACTGGGTGTCGCGGCACGTTTACGCTGAACACGGCGGTCGGCCAGATCCCGTCCATCGACTTCACGATGACCGGCATCTACAACGCGCCTACCGACACCGCCGCCCCTGCCGTCACCTACGCTAACCAAGCTACGCCTCAAATCTTCAAGCAGGGCAACTCGGGCGCCTTCAGCCTTTACAGCTACTCCGGCTGTCTCCAGTCCGTCACCATGGACATGGGCAACACCCTCGTCTACCGCGAACTGGTCGGCTGCGTCAAGGAAGTCCTCCTCACCAACCGCGCCAGCACCGGCACGGTGATGATCGAGGCTCCCACCATCGCCAGCAAAGACTACTTCACCGCCGCCCTCACGGACGGCACCCTCGGCGACCTCTCCTTCCTCCACGGCAGCTCTGCCGGCAGCATCGTGGGCCTCTACTCGACCCGCGTTGACATCGGCGACCCCAGCTACAGCGACCAGGATGGCATCCAAATGCTCAACCTCCCCTACACCGCCGTCCCCTCCACCGCCGGCAACGACGAACACCGACTCATCTACGCATAAGCCACGCACACACCACACATAAGCCACGCAACTTATCCCCTAAGTTGCGAAGCGCACAACTTACCGCCTAAGCGACCCCCACCCGCTTAGGCGGTTTTCTTGTGCGCACCCGCCCATTGCGTCGCCGTTCTTGCCACCTTAGGCTTGCTACGCACTCGCTTACTGCTCCGTGGCATTTGTCCGCAAGAAAGTCAAGACGTTTAAGTGGCCCGTGACGATCGAGGAGCCCGCCGATGGCGGCACGTTCGATTCCAGCACCTTTGACATCACGTTCAAGCGCTTGGGCCGCAAGGAGTTCTCCAAGCTCAGTGAGAAAGGTGATCTGCCGCTGCTGAAGGCTGTCGTCCTCGGCTGGACCGGCATCAGCGATGAGGACGGCACAGACACCCCCTTCTCCACCGAAGCCCTCACCGAGTTCGCCGACGATCCCTACTGGGTGCGTGGTGTGCTGAAGGCCTACACCGAAACCTTCGAGGGAGCCAAAGCGGGAAACTGAGAGGCGCCGCCCTCCACTGGGCTCAAGGTGGTAAGCAGGTGGAAGATAGTACACAGGACGATGCCAAAGCATTCGGCCTAGAACTTCCGCCTGCTGCCTCGTCCGACGACTCCTCCTCTGCCTACGAAGTGTGGGACGAGAACTGGGACATCGTAATGATGTTCCTACGAATGCAGACCCAGTGGAACACAACAATGGGCGGCTACCTGGGCCTCAAGTACGAGGTTTTGCTGATGGCGGGCGGCCTCTTCGATCTATACTGCGTTGAAGACCGCCTCGCCACGCTGGAGGGCCTAAGGACTATGGAGGCCGCAGCACTTAGCGAGATCAACAAAGGGGAGGATAAGTAGGATGGCGGCTAGGGTCGAGGATATTCTTGTACGCCTCAAGCTCGAAGGCCTTGAGGGCCTGGACCGCATCCGCAGCTCGTT